GGTACGCTACTGACCCCTATTTAACGTTTCCCAACGCATTTTTAACATTTGCAAACACTTTGTGGCACGGTTTTTGCTGGGTCGCCACTTTACCGTTTTTTAACATTTCGCAACCACTTTGGCACGGTTTTTGCTATGGCACAGATTTAACAAACGATAACAGACTTTGGCACGGTTTTTGTTATGCGTGTGCGCCCGTGAAATTGTTTCACGTGGAACACTGCCACACCGATGCACAAAATAAAATGTTTCACGTGGAACACAACACCAAGAGTTAAGAAAAGTTAAAACGAAAATAATTTGTGCGCTTATGCTTGTATGTTAGAAAAATGTTGTATCTTTGCAACGTGTTACTTAAACATTTGAAAATATGAAAGAGTTAGTAAAGCATTTCAAAGAGCAACCGAAAGAAGCAATCAAAGAAGTTGCAATGTGTTTAGCTATTTTTGTCGTATGTGGTGCGATGTTGTTTTTATCTGCAATCTTGCAGGGATGCACCGTTTCAAAGGGTACAACGGTACGGGGCAAGGCTACGATAGTAACAACCGACACAACGGTAGTCAAACACAACGGCACGTTGAAATTTAAGAAGTCTATGTTTAACAATTAAAAGTTTACTACAATGAACGAAGAAAAAAGAAACGCATTTGACGAATTTTCGTTTGCCGCTTTGTCGGCTTTGGGTAGCCTTATGGCGTGTAATGAAGTTTGCCGCAACCAACGTGCGGTTATGAAAATAAACCGCTTTCGTGCGTGGCTTATGGACTTGAAGCCGCAAGCAAACCCCGAACCAAATTTGCCTTTTGACGGCGAACCGCAAGGACAGACAGCCGAATAATTAACAATAAGTTTAACAATTAAAAGATTACTACAATGAAAAGTTTTGCAAGTAAATTTAACAAGACAACTTTCGGTATTGACACAACCGATTTTCAGTACACCAAGTTAGCCGATATTTTCAATTCTGAAAATGAGGGCGGCAAAGATGTGGTACACAAAATCAATGGGCTTTACGTACACAAGTCGCAATTAGGCGACAGCCCCGTAATTATTGACGAGGAAAACAAACGGCTGGTGAACCTACCAAGCCACACCGCCGAAACGGTGCGTGAAATACTTGCCGATGATGAGGCGGTACAAACTATCAAAGACGGCAAAGTCGGGTACACGATTTACGAGTACGAGAGCCACGGCAAGAAGTGTTACTCTATTTCGTTTGTGGACTTGTAGGAGTTTGGAAAGTTATGTTTAACTTTGTAGGGGTTGCAATGTTTGTAACCCCTATTTAATATAACAGCGTATGGCAAAAATAAAATATACAAGTAGTGTTTATGGCGCAACGGGGCGCACGAAATTAAAGAAAGAGATATTGCAAGCAGTTGAAAGCAGCCCCGAAATGCGCAAGGAAATTGCAAGGGTTTTCCAAATGGCAAACCGCCGTATTCAGAATATAGAAACAAAGGGTTTGCTTTCGCCAGCCGTGGCAGCGTTACACAAAGGCGATATAAAAGGATATACTAAATTTTCGATGCGTGGCAGTTGGAACGAACTAAAAAGGGAATACGGCAAGGCGATTTCGTTTTTACGCCAGCCAACCAGTACGGCGCAAGGTGTGCGACAATATAACAAGCATTTGCAAAACGCTTATGACTTAACCCCCGATGAGTTTAATTTGATGGTACGAAGTTTGCACGGGAAATTATCAAGTTTAGACGATAGTCAATTTGTAGAAAAATACTTGATGAGATACAAAGATTTCACGGGCGAAATGGAGCAAAGCGCAAGGGATATAAGCACCCAAATAGAAAGTGAAGCGCAAAGCATATCACGGGCGATTGAAAGCGACCTAAACAGACAAGCGGACAATATAGCAAACGAAGTCGGCGATATGTTAGATGATATTATAAAGTCATTTGAAAAATTTGGTATGTAATGAAAAAAATACCTTTTGAGTTACAAGAAAGAATAAACAGCCCGACCGAAATAGCGAGCATCCTGCAACGTGCCGTAAACGAAAAGAACATTATCGGAAACAGCAAGGGGGAACGCTTTTATAACATACCGTGCGCCTTTGATATTGAAACAACAAGTTTTTACCGTGATACGGACGGACGGGCGTACACATACGAGCAAATGCAGCGTATGCAGGACGGGAACGGGCGCAAGGCGAAATTAGAGAAAGCCGCAATAATGTACGTTTGGCAGTTTGGAATAAACGGTTACACGATAATGGGGCGCACGTGGGGCGAATTTGTTACGATGATGCAGACCGTAAGCGAGGTTTTAGGGCTGAATGACAAATTACGCCTTATTGTGTATGTGCATAACCTTTCATACGAATTTCAGTTTTTGCGCAAGTGGTTTGAGTGGCAACGGGTTTTCAGTATTGATTTGCGCAAACCGATTTACGCAATAACAACGGGCAACGTTGAGTTTAGATGCAGTTACTTGTTATCGGGTTATTCGCTTGCAAAGTTGGGCGAACAACTTATGAAATACAAGTGCGCAAAAGCCGTTGGCGATTTGGACTACCAGCAAATAAGGCACAGCGAAACGCCGCTAACTGATGCGGAAATACACTACTGCATAAACGATATTAAAGTAGTGATGTGCTACATACAGGAACGTATCGAGGAAAGCAAAGGGATAACGCACATACCGATAACAAAGACGGGGTTTGTGCGAAAGTATTGCCGTGCGCATTGTTTGCGTGAAAAAAGCGATGCAGGAAAGACCGTGCCGAATTGGGATTATGTAAACTTGATGCAGGAACTACAAATTACGGGTATGAATGAATTTAATATGCTGCAACGTGCGTTTGCAGGCGGCTTTACACACGCCAACGCCGAATATACAGACGAAATAATGTACAACGTGGATAGTTACGACTTCACAAGCAGTTACCCGTATGTAATGATAGCGGAAAAATACCCGATGTCGCAAGGCGTTGCAATCACGGTTAAGAGTATGGCGCAATTTGAGTTTTTAATATCAAAGTATTGTTGCGTGTTCGATATTGAGTTTACCAACATATTTGCCAGCGAAACGCAAGACAACCCGATTTCGGCAAGCAAATGTTTCGTGAAAGAAAACCCGTGCGAGAATAACGGGCGCATTGTGGCGGCTTCAAAAATTGCACTGACAATTACGGACGTGGATTTCAATATAATCAAGAACTTTTACACGTGGGAAAGTATGCGTGTTGGCGAAATGTATTGTTACAAGAAAGAGTATTTGCCGACCCCGTTTGTAAAGTCTGTCCTACATTTGTACGAAAGCAAGACGAAATTAAAAGGCGTTGAGGGCAAAGAAGTGGAATACCTAAACAGCAAGGAGATGTTAAACAGCTGTTATGGTATGAGTGTTACCAACCCTTTGCGTGATGAGTTTACCTATAACGGCGAGTGGGATATTAACTCAATGACAGCCGAACAAAAACAAGAACTTTTATACAAGTACAATACCAGCAAAAACCGTTTCCTGTTTTACCCGTGGGGCATCTTTGTAACCGCATACGCACGGCGCAACCTTTTCACGGGCATACACGAAGCGAAAGACGATTACATATACAGCGACACGGACAGCATTAAAATAATGAACGGCAAGGCGCACGAAGCATATTTCAAGGCTTATAATATGCAGGTGCAAATGAAATTGCGTGCCGCCTGCAAGTACCACGGTTTGCCGTTTTCGCTTTGCGAGCCGCAAACGATAAAAGGCATAACAAAGACTTTGGGCGTTTGGGATTTCGAGGGTACATATACACGGTTTAAGACGCTGGGAGCTAAACGGTATATGGTGCAAGAACCGAACGCCCTCAAAGCAAACGGACGGGCTTACGATTTCAGTCTAACCGTGTCGGGCGTGAACAAAAAGGCGGCGATACCCTATCTTATTGAAAAGTACGGGGCAAACGGCATCTTTGACGCTTTCACTAATTATCTGGATATTCCACCGCAAGCAACGGGCAAGAACATACATACTTACATTGACTACGAGATACAAGGCGAGATAACCGACTACAAAGGCAGCACGGCGCACTACAACGAACGCACGGGCGTACATTTAGAGCCGACCGGATACAGCCTTTCCCTTTCGGTTATGTACATAAATTATTTGCGAGGTATTAAATTTAAGGACTAAAATAAACGATTATGACAACAAGAAAGACAAAGACAGACAAGCCGAAATTTTACGACTTGAAAGCGATTTTAAGCAAGAACGCCGACTATAATGTTATATTTGGCGAAAGGTCAAACGGCAAGACTTATGCAGCCTTAAAATATGGTTTGGAAAACTATATCAAGACGGGCAAACAAATGGCGTATATACGCCGTTGGCGTGAAGATTTGAGGGGTAAACGTGCCGAAAGTCTGTTTGCAAACCACGTGGCAAACGGGCTTATTGAGGAACTGACACAGGGCAAATTTAACGAAGTGTTCTATATGTCGAACAAGTGGTTTTTATCTTACTACGATGCAGAGAAAAACAAGCGGACACCCGACCCGACCCCGTTTTGTTACGGGTTTTGCCTTTCAGAGCAGGAACACGAAAAAAGCAGTAGTTACCCGAATGTTACAACGATAGTGTTTGACGAGTTTCTGACACGGCGGTATTATTTGCCCGATGAATTTATGTTGTTTATGAACCTTTTGAGTACGATAATACGCCAGCGCAACGATGTCAAGGTTTTTATGCTGGGGAACACGGTAAACAAGTTTTGCCCGTACTTTACTGAAATGGGTTTGAAGCAAGTGCCGTTTATGGAGCAGGGAACGATAGATATATATCGGTTTGGCGAACACGGTGCAATAGTGGCGGTTGAGTATTGCAGCACGATAGTGCAGCACAAAGCCAGCAACAAGTATTTTTGTTTCGATAACCAAAACTTGCAGATGATTACGGGCGGTAAGTGGGAACTTGCAGTATATCCGCATTTGCCGTGCAAGTACAAGCCGCAAGATGTGTTGTTTGTGTACTATATCAAGTTTAACGATGTAGTGTTACAAGGAAACATTATACAAGTAGGCAACGAATGTTTCACGTACATACACGCCAAGACAACCCCGATAAAAGATGAGGAAAACAGCCTTATTTATTCGCTGGAAATGAACGGCAAACCGAACTACAAACGCAAGTTGTTGAGTACCGCAAGTTATGTTGAACAACAAGTTGCACGGTTTTTCGCAATAGACAAAGTTTTCTACCAAGATAACGAAGTCGGCGAAATAGTACGCAATTATTTAATTACGAGCGCAAAGACAAACATTGTTTCGCTTAAATGAAAATAACGGCGGTTTGGTGCAAATTTCGTGCCGAACCGCACGTTTTATGAAATAAATAACTACCTTTGCAATAGGAACTAAAAATTTATTGATATGGATGCAAATACTATTATTCAAATCATTTCAAGTTTGGGTTTTCCGATTGTGATGTGTGGCGCATTGTTTTGGTATATGGTGAAACAAAGGCAGGCGCACCAAGAAGAAACGGAACACCTCAAGGACACGATTGCGGAAAATACGAAAGTATTAGCCGAATTAACAACGCTTATTAAAGTTTTGACAGATGAAAAGGAAAGATAACATTTACAAGTTATACCGGCAACAAGTAAGGGACAAAGACACCGCCGTAACCGAATTTATGGCAAACACGTTGGCGAAAACTCAAAGTATGTTTGAGTATGAGGGTTTGCCCGACAGCATACCGCAAAAAGAATTGGAGCGGCTTTTGCAGACAACGGGCAACGCCTTTGTTACCAGCGTGGACGGGGTTTTGTATGCGCTTTCGGGCGGCAAAGGCGGCGAACCCGATGTTTATGGACGGGCAACGCTTTACACCGTGGCGAACCCTGCAATAAAGTTAAACAAAACCTACGATATACAGAAAGACGGGGTTTTGATTGAGAATGACAGCAACGGCGAAAGCCTTTTGCCGCTTATTGGGCGGTATGCCGTTTTGCATACTGACGGGCTTATTTCGTTGAACACGGCAAGCATTTTGACCCGTATCACGATGCTTATAAGTGCATCCGATGATAAGACGAAACAAAGTGCCGATGAGTTTTTGCGCAAGATACAGGACGGAGAATTTTCAATTATCGGGGAAAACGCTTTTTTCAAAGGCGTAAATATGCAGACAGCCCCGACAACAAACAGCGTGTATATTACACAACTTATTGAACTGATACAATACTACAAAGCGAGTATGTACAATGAGTTGGGGCTAAACGCAAATTATAATATGAAGCGTGAACGCCTTAATTTGGGCGAGGTATCTATGAATGTGGACATACTTTTGCCGTATGTGGATAATATGTTAAACGAAAGACAAAATGCAGTTACTAAAATTAATGCTATGTTTGGCACGGATATTTCGGTACGTCTTGCAAGCAGTTGGGGACTTGAAAGGGATAATTACAACGCTTTGGCGGCTGATTTGGAAACGGCAAAGGAAAACCCCGACCCGACAGAAGAACCCGACCCGACAGAGGAAACAACCGAAACAGACGGAAACGGAACGGAAACAGACGGGAACGATACCGAAACAGAGGAAACAGAAGAAACGAAAGAAACGGAAACGGAAACGGACGGTAACGATACCGAAACAGAGGAAACAGAAGAAACAGAAGAAACAGAAGAAAACAAAGATAAACAATGAAATACAGCGAACTATTTACAAAGGGTAACGGGATATTCGCAACCGTATTTAAGACTGAATACCCGACAGAGTACGCCGCAATTTTCGGCGATACCGCACCCGAAAAGTTGGACGCTTACGCCTTACTGATGTACGGCGGCAAGACCGTTGCAAGCAGCATAACCAGCGACAACGCAAGCGATGTTGTTTCGGCGGTGATTGCGGTAAACGTGCAGGGTTGGGAACGGGAAGCGGAGGCGATGTTAGCCGACTACGATGTACTGACACCCGTCACGGGGCAAATTGAACGGACGGAAACCGTAACTTTGCAGGAAAGCACCGACAACACCGAAACGGGCGCAAACAAGGCGTTCAACGATACCGATTTTTCAGACAGCGACCGAAAGACCGTGGGCGATGAGAGAAACCGCACAGAGGAACGCCAAACAACCGAAACCAGCAAAGGAACGGGCGCAAGCAAATCAATTTCGACCGAAATTGCAAAAGAATTGCAGTTAAGGCGTGATAATTGGAGAAAAAACATTATCTTTGCACTTGTAAGAGAATTAACAACGAGTATTTACGAATAACTAATTTTTAATTTTTAGCAATATGGAAGTAAAGCAGATTTACGAACTGATTAACAAAGTAACGGGTGAAGTGTTGGGCAAGACTGACATTGTGCAGGAAGATTTGACGGGCATTGTGGATTTGGGCAAAGAAGTGTTCAATCAAAGTGCCGTGGATAATTACGTTAAATCACTTGTTAACCACATTGGCAAGGTGATTTTCGTAAACCGACCGTATGCGGGCAAAGTGCCGAGCGTTTTAATGGATGCGTGGGAGTTTGGCAGCGTGCTGGAAAAGATTTCGGCAGACGTACCAGCAGCCGAGGAAAACGAAACGTGGGATTTGGAAGATGGCACAAGCTACGACCAAGATGTTTTCCACAAACCGACCGTTACCGCAAAGTTTTTCAACTCAAAGGTTACGTTTGAAGTGCCCGTATCAATCACCGAAAGACAGGTTAAGGAAAGTTTCAGCAACGCCGCACAACTTAACGGCTTTATTTCGATGATTTATGCAGCCGTTGAAAAGTCAATGACTATCAAGGCGGACGCTTTGATTATGCGTACAATTAACAATATGATTGCGGAAACGGTTTTGGCTGATGCGCAAGCGTTTGGAGCAACGGCGGCAGGTAATATGACAGGGGCAGACCTTGCAAGCGCAAGCACGGCAAGATGTGTAAACCTTTTGAAGTTGTATAATGACAAGTATTTCCCGGCAACACCTGGAACGGGCGATGGCGAGCCGACCCCGAACCCTGATGCACTGACAGCGGCAAAGGCGATAACCGACCCCGATTTTATCCGCTTTGCATCTTACGTAATGGGTACGTATGCCGACCGCCTGCAAAGCATTTCGACCGTGTTCAACGTCGGCGGCAAGGAAAGATTTACGCCGAAAGATATGTTACACGTTGTTCTTTTGTCCGACTTTGCAAAGGCAGCGCAAACCTATCTTTATTCCGACACGTTTAACCGTGGCGATGTGCTTTTGCCGCAAGCCGAAACCGTACCTTTTTGGCAGGGCAGCGGAAAGAACTACGAGTTTGCCAACACGGGGCATATCAATGTTAAGGAAAGCGGCGGCAAAGCCGTTGAAATTTCGGGCGTGTTGGGCGTAATGTTCGACCGTGATGCGTTGGGCGTTTGCAATCTTGACAGACGGGTAACAACCAACTACAATGCAAAAGCCGAGTTTTTCAACAACTATTACAAGTTTGATGCAGGGTATTTCAACGATACAAACGAAAACTTTGTAGTATTCTTTATCAAATAATTGATAGGTATTAGATTGTTTAACTTTGGGCGGTGTGGGTGCAGGTGAAAGCGCACCGCACCGCCTTTTTCTTTTCAGATATGACAACGATAAACTTTTATAACTACAACGGACACCCCAACACGGTAAACAAGCAATTAGGGGACTTTACGGCGATTGATGGCGATTTGCGGCAAACTTTCGATGTGTTGCGCCCGACCGTAACACTACGAAAGCAGCCCCGACCGACTTTCAATTATTGTTATATTCCCGATTTGGGGCGTTATTATTTCGTGGATAGGGTAAGTTTTGAGGGAAACAACGCCTACGAACTTACGTTGCGTGTTGACGTGCTTAAGACCTACGAAACCGAAATTTTGGCGGCAACGGGGCGTGTATCTGAAAGCGACAACCCCGACCCGTATATTTCAAACCGTGAAAGTGTGTTTGACAGACGGGCTAAATTTGAAAAGGTAGAATTTGAAAACAAAGACGTTTTCAATGCGGACGGCTCAATTATAATGGTGACAATAAAAGGACGTGAAACAGAATAATTTTTGATTATGGCAGTAACATTATTACCACATACGACATGTGATTGGGTTGACGAAACCCAAACCAGCGACCCCTCCGGAACGCTTGTTGTAACGTGCGATGAGGGATACAAGTTTGACGGGGATATTACGTTACATAGCAATAAAACCGGAAAGGACTACCCAGCAGACAGCCAAACGACCACCGAAGTCAGATTTTACCGCAAGTACATAAACCGTGAATGGATAGTACAAGGCAAAGTAATAAGTGCAGGCGGAACTCCACCCTCCGAAATAGACATTGACGTGACAAACAGCATACCAAACACCACCTACGAAATAACGGGCGGCGGCGGCACGTATGATATTACAATAACACCCGAAAGCGGTTTTGTATTTGACGGCGAAATTAAGGTTATATATTACAATAGTTATGGGGAAAAATATACAAAAGTGGCAACCGTTACGGGCAACGTGGCAACGGCGCACGTTTCGGGCGCAAGTACATTTGACGGGTTAGAGTTGACGGGGAACACGAGAGAGGGAACACCAGCCCCCGAAATAGATGTCACAAACAATGTTGAGGGAACGACCGAAACACACGATTATGACGGCGAAACCCTTACAATAACTTTGCAGGGAGGTGACACGGGCAACGCCTTTTTTGATTTGTCGGCGTCTTATACCGACCAGGCAGGAACGCAACGTGAAACAAAAGATTTTCAAATTTCGGATAAAACTGCAACCGTTGTAATTACAGACATTGACGGAACGCAACCCGTGACAATTAACGGCACATATACAAAGGCAATACCGATTGAAGACAATTTGTTTAATTGCACCCCAACCGAACCACTGCCAACCGCCGTAAAAGAGGGCGACACCATTAACGTAACCCTAAAAGCAAACGAAGGCTACACGTTCACGGGGGCGCAAGACCCACCCGTATTGAGACATGCAGACAAAAACGGGGAAGAGATAGACCACCCTTTTACAATTTCGCAAGACGGTGCAACGGCAACACTTAACTACACGTTCCCAACGGGTTACGTGATTTCGTCCGCGCAATTTAGGGGCGGCGCACAAATTAAAGAGGTTATAAGCGGCAATTATGGAGCGATAAACGTGTATTTGGTGACTGACGACGATTTGGCGGCGTTTGCTGCAAAGCGTTTCTTTACCACAAGCAGCTCATTTATAGAACTTGAAGCCGATTTAGGTTATTACGTGAACCGTATCAAGCGGATATTTGCAACGATACCGAAAGGGGCACAAGACCGTATGAAGTTGGGTAATTTCGACACGGGTATAAATGTGTACACGCCAGCCAGCGACAAATTAACTTTGGATTTCGGAACGGCGAAAGTGCCCGACCACAACAAGAATACGACCGACTACGAAAGCACCGTACAAGTGTTTTTGCCTTTCTTTGGGTTTGTAGATGTGCCAACGGATTATGTAGGGTTGGAAATAGGGCTTATATACGAAATAAACGTTATTACGGGCGGCGGTGTGGCAAAGCTGACTTATAACGGTGTACCGTTCAGTATTACAGACGTGCAGCCGTGTAGCGATGTTTTGTACCGCACAAGTGACGTGGACTTAAGTTTAATAGGTGGCACGGAATGGAACGAACAAATTTTGTATGGTTTAGAACCGTACATTTATTGCAAGTGGTACGAGAGCGCAACGGGCGGGCGAAACAATGACAGACAAACGGGCATTTTAGGCGATTTCAGAGGGTTTAACGTGTTCGATGATGTAACACCTATCCACACCGCCGAAATGCTGACAGAGGAACAAGAAATGATATATACGGCTTTGTCTGACGGCGTTTATATTGAGTAACTGCAAGGCAGGACAAAAAGAAAGGCGGCAACTTGATTGTTACCGCCTTTTCTTTGTGCCTTGCTGATTGTTATTTGTCCTGCAATGTTTCAACGTCCGTTAAACCGATGTACAAGTTTGTCGGGTAACATTCGCAAAAGGTTTTGAACCGACCGACCAACTTTTCAGCCGCTATAAAGTCGTATGCCTGATTTTTGCAGGCGACTTCTTTTGCGAACTTGTTGCGTGTGTCACGGTTAAACACGATTTGATTTTCCAAAACATCACACCCCGTTTGCAGGCTTTTGGCGATGCTTTCCAAACTTGCACGGATTTCGGGCGAACCAGCCGCCAAAAATTCAACGTGTTCCTTTGTATGCAATAACATTTCTTGCATTGCGTTTAACACTTTCTGATTTTCTAAAATTAAATCGGTTGTTTTCATTTTGATAAAGTATTTAATTGTTTAACACGATGCAAATGTAGGCATTTTATTTTAATTACAAGCGGTTGGCGTGTTATTTTATGTTAAATTATTCTTTTAACTTTGTTTAACAGTTGTGTTCCACGTGAAACATTTTATTTTGTGCATCGGTGTGGCAGTGTTCCACGTGAAACAATTTCACGGGCGCACACGCATAACAAAAACCGTGCCAAAGTCTGTTATCGTTTGTTAAATCTGTGCCATAGCAAAAACCGTGCCAAAGTGGTTGCGAAATGTTAAAAAACGGTAAAGTGGCGACCCAGCAAAAACCGTGCCACAAAGTGTTTGCAAATGTTAAAAATGCGTTGGGAAACGTTAAATAGGGGTCAGTAGCGTACC